TAATATCGCTGTTGGGAACAACATAAGTATCGAGTATATCTTTAACGATTGCGCTTATTTCCGTCGAGGAATAATCTTCGTCAACATAATATCTTTCGAGTTGAGTAAAATATCCGTGTCCAGTTACGGAAAGCGTTTCCTCCCCGCCAACGATTGAAGGAGATTTATTCTCCACAAGCCCCTGATACCATAAATTATATGTCCCGGAAGAATCACGGATATAAATCCTAACATTAAAATCACCGGAAATAAACTTCTCCTCGCCGTACCTTCTAGGCAGACTAAAACTAAACCCGCCACACCCGCCAAGTCGCGCATAATCCCATGATAAAGACATAATTTCTTTATCAAGCACTTCAAGCAAAGTAAAAGACCTATCGCGTAATTCAACTCTGAACTTCACGAAAGCCACCTTTTATAATAATCAATTTTTATTGTGCAATCTGAACCCGTAAACACAAAATAATTTGTTCCAGGGACCAACTTTAAAAAATCCCCTGCGAAATAAGCAATAGAATAAACCCCATTATTTTTAACCGTCTGTTCGTCGCAATCAATAACTAAGTCATTCCCGCTTGACACTGTGTCGGAAAAAGAAACCTGTTCCCCGGAAGTAAGGTTCTGCAACACACAAGACGAAATGTCCCCGCCCTGATCAGCAGAAAAAGTTATTTTCGGGCGAGTAAATATCCCCCCGGCATAACTAAAATTAAAGCTCGTCGGCGTTGAAGAAATAACCTCTGTATCTCGTAACCGCGAAATATAATAATTGAATGATCCCGGAGCGGTAAAAGTCAAAGAGAATTTAAGATATTTCAATGCGGCTTTATACGTTGCGTTTTCGGAAGATAACACCGCCGGGATATACCTATCGTCAAAAAGATAAAGCCATTTTTCGCCAGGGAAAAGATTTTGAAGAATAGTATCATATTCACTTCTTGCCAAAGCAGCGGTTGATTTATATATATTTCCGGTTATACTGATTGACTTTTCACGTGAAACAACGCTTTCCATATCAATATAAGTTTCATCCCTGCGGGCAAGTTCAAACTTAGATAGCGTTATCTTCGTTGCCGGTTTCCAATCCTCAATCTCTCCGGATAAATCAATATAAGCGGTTTCCCCTTCGACAAAAATCCCGCCGTCAAAATAAGCTGCTATTGATGTGCTTGCTACTTCGCAAGAAAGAGTTATCTCAGTTGCGGAAGAATCAATTTTGGCAGTTACAGAAACATATTCCCATGTGCTTGAACCCGTATGATAAGAAGAATTACTCGTCGATACTCCGTCATAAATACTTATTCTTGCTTTATCCGCTGTCCCACAATAAATATATGCTCCAAAAGTCATTGTCCTGCCTTTATAAGAGGAATAATCACTAAACGAATATTCTGCGGAATACGTTGAAGATGAACCGGAAGTTATCTTCATTGAATAAGAACCAAACTTAACAATGGTCCCTTCGCGGGCAACGCTTCCGGCGGTCCCTGTCATGGTCCACCCGTCCGGGGCAACTGACGTTCCCAGGGACCAGGATTCACAATATCCAAAATCACCGATAAGATTCTTGGGAGTTATTTTAATTGCCGTTGCCATTATATCCCCCTCGCATAACGAAGTCTGCGTTCAATTTCAAAACCAAGTTCTTCCGCTAAATCAGAAATATTTTCTTTTGAACCTATGGTTATATTGCCGATATGTATTGTTATTCCCGACGAAGAAGAATTATCCAAAGGAGTGAAGTTATAGCTTTCCGGTCCATTCTCACCGGCAAGAAATAATGTCGGTTTTGTAACAACCCCTTCCCCGCCATAAGCCATAGCTTTCGGAGTAAATAACGCCATAGCCGTCGCGTGGGTTGTCGCCATCCCTGCGATAGCCGGAGCCGCGTTCCCGCCTAACGTCGCCAAAGAAACAGCCGCTGCCGCAGGAGCAAACGCCGCTGATATTGTAGCCGCCATACCGGAAAGCATGGTTGTTAAAACAACCGTCATGGCTTTGCCAATAGTCGCGGCAACAATCTGTTGTGCAACAAAATTTGCTAGGGTTGCAACTGCCTGGGAACCAAATTCTTTCATGGCTTCTTTAGCTGTCATTGTTCCGTCTATAATTCTGGCGAAAGCGTTACCAAGTGATGTCTGGATAGTTTTTGCTGTTGCAAACGCCTGATTAGCGATACTGCTCTCAAGTTCTTTTGTGGCGAGAAGCGCATCTGCTGCTTTCTTTTCTTCTTCCGCACGCTGCTTGGCAACTTCGATTGCTTCAAGATCAATGATATTCTGCTGTTGGTCGAGTTCAATAATACGCTGCTTTTGTTCCGCGATCATCAGCATCAACACTGTCCGTTCTTCCATAAGAGCATTAATACGTTCGAGATTTTCCGGGGAATCAGCAGATTCAAGTTGCATACGGTTTATTGTTTCTTCAAGACGTTGCTGTTGAATAAGAAGGTCATTATATCTTTCTTGTTGCTTTGCTGATAATTCCTTTACGATAGTAAGCGCTTTATACCCTCGTATAGAAGAATTGATTTTCTGCAACTGTTCTTCCATAAAAGCTATCTGCTGGCTTCCGGATGCCTCCCCGGCCTTTAATGCGGCGATCTTTGCATTTATTTCTTTAACCCGCGCATCAAGCTGTTCAATAAGTTTCTCAGATTCAAACCGCGCTTGATCTTTTGTATAAGTGTTTATTTCTCTGATAAGTTGCTGAATACCATTAGTCAATCCGGTTATGGCTTCTTTAACAACCGGATTATTAATTAAAAAGTTTCCTATTGTTTTATTGAAATCATCCCAAGCATTCTTGAGCTGGTCTATTGATCCTGAAAAAGTCTGTGCATCTTTTTGCGCTGCGCCGGCAAACAACGTCGCCAGAAGATTAACGCCTTCCCCGGCCCGTAATTGTTCCTGGGTAAGATTTTTTAATGAAGGGATAACCTCACCGAGTTCCCCGGCAAATCCCCCAAGTGTCTTTGTTACGTTTCTCGTCGCTGCGTTAAGGTCAATATTGAGCGAAGCTGCCATATCAGCGGCAACCTTAACAATCTGGCTTGCTTGATCAGCCGACGCACCCATAGCCATAGCAAACGCTTCTTGCTTGATTATAGCGTCATTCGAGAATCGTGTTGTTGATTGTAACTCGTCTGCGTACCGGACAAGATAATCCGAAAGTTCAGCGGTATACTGACCATTAATTTCAAGCTGAGTATTGAGTTTCTTTACCGCATCTTCTTGTCGGGAAGCGGCTTCGACGACGGTCGTAACCGCTTTTTCGAGAGTCTTAAATGCAGCAACAACAAGCGCGGTCTTTGCGGCAATCTCAACAAAGTTTTTCTTTACCTTATCGGAAAAAGTATCTGTCTTTTTTTGTATCGCATCAAGTTGCTTAGATACTTCGTCTTTTACAAGGACCTCAATCTCAAGTCTGTTTTTTTCTGCCATTCTTTGCTCCCTCGGTCGCTAATATCTGAATAGCTTCAAGGAACTTATTTGCTTGTCCTGCCCATCCCCCGGAAGAAGGAAGAAACCCTATCTTCATCATATTAAAAGCATAAATATATTGATTAACCTCCGGGGTTAACATTTTAACCGGACAGCGTTGGAATTTATAATCGTATAACGTCCATTTATCCGGTATCGGGCTATCCTGTTCACACCCGTATTCAACCTTTTGCGCTTCTTTACATGCCGCACAATCAAACCCCATTTCTCCTACATGCGCGGCAATTATAAGTTTTTTCTTTCCTCCTCCGTAACAAACGTCATTTCGCTTATTTTGGAAATAAGTTCAGAAACAGCGCTGACATTAAGATTGCTTATATATTTTTCAAGTTCATACGCATCATTAATATCCGGGTTTTTTATTTCAACAATGGCAAGATTCAATAACTTTGACGCATAATCTTCCGTTGTGGTATATGTCCCGTTTTCGTTTCTGATAAGGTTCCTTGATAATCCAAACTGCTGAATCCCGGAAAGAGGTTTCAAAATAAAAATTGTCTTTGGGTCCTGATCTGTGCTGATTGAAAATTCAATCCGTTGGTTTACATCAATGATTGGCAACATACTTCCCCCTTATAGGTATAGTGTTAATTAAGTAAAAACCAACTCGATTTCGTCGTCGGCACTATTAACCGTACACTCGCCGGTAACTTTATCGAGCAAAATTCCATCCCCGTCCTGATACTCGACGGTAGTAATATTGTATTTAGGAACCGTGATTGAACATATATTTCCCGCTACACTTCCGACCTGCCAGGCAACTTCTCTCTGGTTTGTCATAGCGTCGCTTCTAAAATTATATGATGCCACGATTGTTGATTCAACGTCAATAACCATTGTCGGCTTGCGGGAAGTAACAAAAAATCCTTCAAGCCCGGTAGAGGAATTAAGGTTCGGCCGTTGGGCAAGCGTATTCGCAAGGTCAAGTTCGATCTGTCTAGGAATAAAATCCGTATAGGAATTATACGTTACAGAACAACTCTTGCACTGAGGCGGGTCCTGGTCATACGTCCCGGTAACAATCGCGGCGCTTGTTGCGGCGACATATTTCCCTGAGAAGTTAAAATCAAACATCGCTATTCCTCCGGGCGGGCATGTCAGTTTCCATGACCCTACGGCTCCGGCGACTTTGTGAAGCCGCCCGTCAGCATAGAGGTAGAGATATACCGATTTCTGACTTGAACTTGTCGGCTTATACGTTACGCTCGTCCCGGAGATAATGGTTTCACTCATACTGCACGCTTGCAAGAGCGCACCCATTCTCGGCGGCGTCCCAGGCGTCCCGGACCCTTTGAGTTCGCAACGGAACGTAATATCAGAAAACTGCATCCCGGTAAGCGACGGTTTATTGCTCAATGTTGAAAGATGAATCCCGCGATCAAATGGACTAAAATTCTCTTTGATATCAGGCTCGATTGCGAGAATAGCGTTTGACCCTGCTGTCGGCGTCGGGTCGCTGCCATAGGTTGTTTCGAGTTTCGCTAAAAGAACTTTTTTCCTTGTTAACATTGACATTGTATTCCCCCCTTAATGTAGAATTGTGTCCTTGACGACGTATTGGATTGTTAAAAGATAATAACTCGATAAATCTTCAACTTTCCAACCGTTATACCGTATTAACTGCGCGATTCCCGACCAATTATCCGGGTCGTCAAACGTCTGCATGATCTCTTCCCTCTTGGCGTGCATCTTGTCATACTGAACAACGTCATTATTCTCTGACCGATTATATGCAATCTTAATATCCCACTCTTGATAATCATACATTCTGTCAGCAAGGGTATCTGTATACTCTCCCTTGTCCCCGGAATTAACTGTCAGAATATATCTATTATCAAAATTGATCGCAGTTTTGTTTTTAAAATCTACTGTTTCTTTTTCCTCAACGAGGTTTAGCCCATTGAGTATTCCAATAAGTCCGTTCTTGATTGTGGTATAACTCATTTTAACTCCGTTTGATGGGTTCCAATACCGTATATTCTTCCGGGATCAACATACATTGACAATTCGACTTGCATACCGTATGCCCTGACCTCGGTAACCCTTCCGCTTCCCAAGCATCCCAGGTCTTAACTTCCCCGTGCCGTCTAAAACAATCTGGACAAGTATTAACCAGCACCGCTGCCCAACGAAACTTCTTTTTCTCCCTTAAATCAAGCGCGCCAAACTCCCCGACATCCCGGAACTTTTGTATAGCCCCTGTCATGGTAGCTTTAATTGAGTTACGGAACTCTCCGAAAATCCGCCCGCCAGATAAAAGGTCAGTGGATAATTCTTCAAAGATAGCTTTCTCCGTCGCACCTTGTAATAATCGAGTTTCAATATATTCTTTTAAAGTAATCGCAGTTCTCGAGCCGACAGATTCAAGTATAATCGCCAAAGTTTCAAATTCCCGGTTAAGAAGAAACTGTTTCTGTTCGTCGCTTGCCATTTCTTATTTCCCGTTTAATCACGTTAAGCATATACTCAACGGCGTTCTTCTCCATTGTCTTTGACGTACCAAAAAAGAAGAAGTGCCGTCTACCATACTTCTTTGATTTAACACCTTCATTCTGCAAGATAACGCCGATCTTCGCCCGGCTTTCATCAATATAAATAATGCGCCTATTCTTGGCTTTCTCCTTGCTCCGGAAAGATGAGAACAGTTCCCCGGAATCAATTAACGGCGCTTCCGGATGAAACCGCGTTTTCTTTTTTTCTTTTTGGCGGACAGTGTTGCTTGCTAATGACGGATATTTATTGTTATCAATATCAACGCCGGCCTGTATGCGCCCGGCGAGTTCAGGAATAAAAATCTTTTCCGCAATCTCTTTTAACTCCTTGCTGAAATCGAATGTCGGGAAAGACAATGCTTTTCTTATTTTAACTTGCATTCTGGTCTGCCTCCTCGGCAACCTCAATCTTTAAATCTTTCTTTAACCCCTCAAGCATTGTTGAAAAATCTTCGCCTAAAGAAATTGCTTCCTGTCCGTATTTATCAATAATCAACACCCCTATTTCAATAGCCAAACTATCAAAGAAATCTTCCGGGCTGGAAATGGCATCTTCCAAATTAATATCTTTGATAAGTTCGTCAATATCATTTCTGATCTGTTCTTTCAGCTTATCAACCTGGTCAAGATGAGAATTTATTTGTTTTGAAATCATACCGTTGCGCCCTTCGGGGTTAATCCCCATTTCTGGCTATAATATCCATTTCTCTCTTTGGACGAAGTTATAAACTTCTCGCGTCCCATGTTTCGAATTGAACTGTTAATTGCATGATAATATTTTCCGTGTGCGTTATTAATCCCGCATACATATTGAATAATCCCGGCTGTTTTCATCTGCATAAAGAAATCGTGATCTTCCCATCCATATCCAGGGCCATAAGATTCGTCCATCATACATTTATCAAAGACTTCTCGACGATACATGCCATAAAAAAGACACGCGCAAACATGCGGTTTAACTTCATGTAACCTCATGCAATATTGTTCGGCATATTTAAAATCTTCCCGATCCTTCTGGTTCGTAAACTTATTGGGATAAAACCCTAACGCTAAAATCTCTTTATTACCGACCATATATTCAAGCAAACAAGTTATACTGTTCCTGACAGGGACCAGGTCTCCGTCAATGAGCATAATAAACTCGCCTTTACTAGTGCGAATGCCTTGATTTTTTCCTTTTGATATTCCAAGATTTTCCGCATTTTTTATATTCGCATAATCCTGGCTTCCGTCGGTTGAACCGTTATCAACAATAATAACCTCGGTCTTAACTCCCGATTCATTAAGGGAACACACTTCCGGATTCAATACCGCAAGAACACGGCCTATGGTATCAATGTTGTTCCAAGTAAGAATATTTATACTTAACATCATCCGCGCCCTATCCTTATCTCAGTTACGTTCTGCCCGCTTTCTTGTCCGACGATAGAACCACTTTCATCTTCATCATATTCGAGTTTCATGTTTGAGAAGGATTCTTTAAATAAAGAATCATATTCTTTGAAAAGAATATTCCATTTATCCCCTTCTTCTCTGGTAAGGTCAAGACAGATATTTGAAATAGTCAAATAAATAAGCGGTATCTCAATTTGTGAAGATTCAATAATAAGTGCGTGACGCAACCCTTTGTCATAAAGCATCTTCTCTATCTTCTTAAATGATTGCGCGATCTTCTCGGAATAAGAACCGACAACAAAATATTTGCTTGTTGTGTCAGGATCGGTCTCCCAATTCGGGGATATGGTAAACGTGCTTGTATTCTGGACAAAAGCCGTTACATTTCGCCGTTGGCCTTCTCCGGTTCCTGATGTAATCTCAATAACTCCCCCGCGCCAAGCGTTATTTGATTCCTTTCTTTCGGTATCAACCAAAGTCGAAGAAGTTGAACTGTCAGCCGTCCCGGTCGCCTGTTTATTCGCATCTTTCAGTGATTCAAGTTCAGAAAACAAATCGTCGTCGGTAATTGATATTGCAAGTTTATTGAGAACAACATCAAATAATTGCTGTTCCTGATAGTCCGTTCCGTCATAAGTATATTCCCATAACGCTTTATAATTAAGCCCGGTATCTGCTGTATGGACAGCGGTAAGCGAATACGTCATTTCTCCATTAACAATATTTATTCCAGTAACCGCCGTCCGCGCCTGAATCTCTTTCCCGGCAGGATCATACAGGGTTATGTATGCCGCCGTCGGTATAATAGGCCAATTATTTGAATATATTGTTAGTTTAAGCGTGTCTGTTTTCGCTTTTAGGAATTGGTTTATCATATTGTATTATCTCCTTGCATAATGGACAACGCCAGATACTTCCATAATCCATTACTTCAACCCATACATGACAGCATTTACACCAAACTTTTCTTTTATTTATACTTGCGGACATACTCTTATATTTGTCGTCTGTAAAAACTTTAATGTGTTTTCCTGTGCTTCAAGCATATTCTTATGCTGTTGTGCAACTGATGCCTGGAATACCTCTTGACTTCTTTGCATATCTTTAACCACAATCAGCCATTTTTCATTTTGTTGCGTCGCCATATCCAGAATTTCACGTTGCTGACAAAGCACATGCCGAACAAGCATATATAACAAAATCGCTACCAACACCCCGAACCCTGTTCCAATGCTGTTTTCTAAGAACGCTTGTGCGATTGCTTTCTCTGCCATAATCGGCTCCTTATTTTAATAGATTGCAGAGTTAACGATTTTGTTTGTTGATTCTGCTAAAACTCGTTTCGATATAGGTTCAACCGGATCACGTTTTGGACCTTTTGTTTTTCTAAATTCTCCCGTATCTGTACGCGGATCATTCAAAGAAAGGTTAAGGCCTAACGGTTCAATGCCGGTTAATAAATAATCATAAGCGATATATGGATCAAGCAAAGTCAAAGTTAATTCAACTGGATGCGGATAAATAACAAATGCCGGTTGCAATAATGAAAGAGTTAATGCCAATACGTCCGGAACCTCCCTGACCTCTATCGTCGGGTCCAATAAAGACAAAGTCAACTGCTGAAAATCTACAAACACAGTATCATGCAAAGAAGTTGATATTCCGGGAGATAATAAAGATAATGCCAAAGTTAATGTATCAGGAATCTCGGTTATCGCTATTGTTGGAGAAAGTAAGGTAAGCGCGAGTTCAAATGTCGCCGGGATATTTAACTCCGCTATCGAATATGTCGGAGAATTAAGAGTTAATGTCAAATCTAATGCGCTAGGCGTTACGGTGGCGGACCCGGTTATTGATACAGATGGATCATATAAAGATAATGCCAAAGTCAATGTTGACGGGGTAACCGTCCTTGTTTGGGTGGCAACAACCGTCGGGGCGTTCAATGTAAGCGTTAATGGTAATGTACTTGGCGTCTGCGTATTGTTCTGTATCGCTTCTATCGTAGGAGAATTAAGCGTTAACGCTAATGTCAAAGTGCTTGGCGTCGGGGTAGCATTCGTTACTGTTGATATTGTCGGAGTCTGTAATGATAAAGAAAGCGTTAATGCATCAGGCGTTACCGTTACATTACGGATCGCTTCTATTGTAGGAGATTGCAAACTAAGTGTTAACCCTAATGCACTAGGGGTTGGCGTAACATTTTGATCTGCTGTTACCGACGGAGAATTTAATGTTAATTCAAGAGAGAATGGGTCAGGTTTAACAAGCATCAACCCGCTTCCAACACGCGGGAATTGAATATAAGATTTTGATTTAACAAGTACGGATGCTCGGCATTCGCTTCCTGTTGTCGCTAATAATTCTTGTCTTCCAGCAACTTCTTTATAATGATTATGAAAATAACTTCCGACCGTACTTGTCCCGTCTGGGTAATCATCGAGAGGAAAATACAAATATAAACTACTTGTACGAATGCTTCTTCCTATACCTCGTATCTTAGTAGCTAATCTTGCGACCTCATCAGCAGAAAGACAAGTAGCCCAAACATAATATTCTTCAACCAAACCATAAAAAGAAGTTGCACTATTTATCACATCAGTAGTTCTATATGCCTCGCCGCCTATTGAAAAATCCCATCCTGTCGTTCCAGCAATGTCTGTATTCGGAGCAGTAGTGTATCCATCTTCCATCCCATTTATATATATACTACTGCGAGCATTTTTGTTATATGTTGATGTTATAACAACAGGAACATTGTCAGTAAGCGCTGTTGTGCCGGTTACTCTCGTCCATGTACTTCCACCCTGAAAGAAACTAGCAATCGGAACGCCAGTTTCATCCAAACGAATATAATAAGCGTTAGCATTACCATTAAAAGTAATAATCTGGTCCCACGTTTTATAACTCTTCGCATCAACGTCAAATGGAGTTATAATGAAACTTATTGTAATTGCATCAAACGTGGAACCAAGAACACTTTCCTTCCACGCCCCGCCATTAACCCCGTCGCAATATAAAGCTCCGGCATTGTCGGATAGTTTATGAAGTAAATTTTTAAATAGCCACTTAAAAATATTCATTATGTCGTCGTATATGTTAATGAAAATGTTGCTACTTTTGCGTCGCCTGTCGCTGTGTCAATGCTCGTCTGATCAGCAGCGCGTTCAAGACAAACAACAACCAAGTCCCCGGCTGCAACGCTGTCTACATTTGACAATGAAGTTGATATTTCGTCCAAGTACCCGGCTGTTCCCGGAACTGTGGCATATCCTACGTTTGCAGAATCAAAAGAATCCGTGTCAATGTCGGCAGAATCCCCGTCGCTGATTGCCATAATATAGACATTAAACGCAACAAGTCCTGACTTGGCTGTTGCCATACAATATTGTATTTTTGAAGTAAGGCCAGAAGAATAATCCCCAGGCATACGAAACTGCCACCGGCATTTCTCGACGGTGGTATCATCAAAAAGAAGATACCATTGATCATTCCCGCCATCAATTCCAGCGGCGGCTGTGCTTGGTAACTTTGCTGATTCGACGGGAAGCAAAATTGTTGCTGTTGCCATTTATTTTACCTCCTTAATATTCTATTGCTTCCCCTCGGTGGGAAGGAACTTTTGCCTTAATCAATGTTGTCCATAATGCTTTGTCTGTTTCCGATTTCAATGCTGTTAAAGCCGTATTTACAGCCGCAACATTACCCTGTAATGGCGTTCCTGTTGGATCTGGATTAATCGTGATATATGCCGTTTTTACCGCAACCATTGTAGCAACTGCGGACCGAATAATTGTCATTTGGTCCGCTAGTACATTAATCATTGTTTGGACTTTTTTGGTATCGGCAATCATTATTTCCTTCTCCCTTTTTTCTTCTTTGAAGTATTACACATTTTACGCCTCCATTATCCCGACAACCCGGCAATGAACAGATATTTCATATTCAAACCGCTTGTCGGCATCAAAGTTAAAAAACTCCGGTAATGTCGCACAATCATAAACCTCTTGGATTGTCTTGCCGGTATCGCTTCGTATTATTCGCCATTGATCTGTCGCTTTGTTGTATCGAAGTTTAATGAGCATTATCCCCTCGCATTGATAATAAGTATCCCGATAATAATTAATGTGATAGCGACAATTTTAAGCGCGACAACTATCACCGGCGACGGGGAAAACATTATTGATTTATCTCTGCCAACGCTTTCATGATTGTATTCTCGACGAGCTTTACGGTTTCAAGCGTTGTATTTCTATACTCGATTGTAACGGTTAATCCTTCTTCTCCCTCGACATTAAGAGTTATTGTCATGTTTAAAGTTTTTTCAGGCATGGTTATCTCCTTTTAAGTTAATGTTATGATCCCTGATGCGTGCCATTGAATTGTAAATGTTCCGGACGCAACTGTCTGCGCTCCGCCAAAATCAATCGAGCATATCAAGCTGTTTGTGTTCGTTACATCATAAATAACTGCGTGATATGCCGTAAACGTGGCAGAAGTCCATGCGGTATCTGCCCCGTCAAATGCGACCGTGCTTGTACCTGATACGGTTTGACTTCCTAACGCCTGGCCGCCCTGGGTATATCCTCCGGTAGTTGTAAGTTCGTATGTCGTTGTATATACCGTATCTGTGGCTGTGAAAGCATGGCTGTTATTATACAAAGCGACATTGATTGTATCCCCGCCGCTTCCCAGGTTGACATCACCGACCATAAGGTCCGTTTTGAAACAATTATATATTCCGGATGCCATTGTTCCCCCCTTTATGTCCCAAACGCCGGCACTTTAACCGTAACGTCAATATGCCCGTCTGGATGTTTTCTTTGTTCTGATATTACTTTATGCCGGCCGACAAGCTCGCCCTGGCCATTACGTATTGACGCTTCCCCTTCGGTCTGCGTGATCTCAATTCCGTTCTCAACAACTGTTATTTTATCTCCTAATGCCATATTCCCCTCACATTGTAACTGTTGTCGGTATTCGTTTTCCTATGGTCGCATTCTGATTCTCTATACCTTCAAGACAGCGACCTTTACAAACATTTTTACATTCAAAGTTAAGCGGATCATAAACATAATGAACAAAAAAAGATGCTTCTTTCTCGGGTTGATAAAATGACGTTTTATCCCTTACCTTTTGTCCTTTACTGTTGACAAATGGTATTTTTCTTCTTAACCCCCAACGCTTAATCGCCCATTCCGGCATATTCTTGATATATGGATTATCAATTAACATCCAGGGCGACCGGCCAGGTTTAAGAAGAAAATGACGAGGACATTTTACTTTTCTTATAAAAGCCATTATGCCCCGCGCCCTTCACTTAATGGAAGCGGTTGTTTTTCGAGTTGCATTAACTTGCTTTTATCAAGACCCGTCAATTTAGCCATTGCTTCAAGAAGCCGTTCAAGCCCCTTTCCTTTCCGGCTTTTTTCTTTTCTTGCCCGGTCCTCTGCAACCCGTTGCATTTCAGCGATATATTCCGGGGTTTTCTTATACTCGGCGATTTCTTCTTCCGTCGGTTGTTTAACTAACAACCGCTTGCCTTTAAGAAGAAACTTTTCATACGTCGCACGAGCATTGTCCGGGTGCAACGGCCCGATCCTTTTTCCTTCTTTGGTCCACAAAGAAATATTCTTGTGGTCGTTTGTTTCCTTAACTTTGATTGTGTTGGTTTCAACCCGACCGACTTTTTTAAGATACTGCAAGTCAGAGAAATACTGCATATCATCTTTTGACATTATGTTCGTGTTCGCGGCAATCTTGGCTTCAAGTTCATTCTGTGTATTTCTTAATGCCGCATTCTCCGCTTCAAGACGAGCAAGTTTTTGCTCTGGAGATTCTATAATTCCCTGCTCTTGTGCTCCCGCGTCAGTTTGCGGTAATTTTCGTTTTGCCATGTCATTCCCCTTTATAAACCGGGAGGCGGTATTACCCGCCCCCCGATAAAGTTAATCAGCCCTATGCTTACGGGCCAACATTAAACTGCATTTCAACAGCATGGGTATCGCGGAGAATCGCTTCGCCCCACGCTTCATTCCCGGCGATATAATCGCCGACTTCCGGAGCGTGTCGCTGTACTTCGATCATAAGACCGCGCTTCGGCGTGTACTTAATGGCCTGACGGGAGAAACAGGCGCCAGACGCATTGTTTGACGTAACCGTGATATTCGCGTCAGCCCAGAGACGGAACCCTAACACCATCCCGGAATATCCGCTTCTTGTAAAATCTTCCCCTACGCTACCCATGCCAAATGATTGCAGGGCATCTGCGGAATTGTCAAAGAAAGTGATAATACCAACGCTTGACCAAATATGAAGCGGGTACATAACGCACTCATACGGCTGCGGAGCAAAGTGCGTCCGCATGGAACCGTAAGCGTCATAAAAGTCGCCAGGCGTGATGTCTACGTTAGCGCTTCCGACGTTGGTTGAGAAAGAAGCGAACAATGTTACAAGGTCAGTATCTCGACGAGTAATAATACACTGACCAATAAGCTGCCCGGCTGCAGCTGCCATGTTTCCTACTGATCCCAGGGCCGCAATGTCCTTGAGAAACACAACCGCGCCGTGCATACCTGCCGTTGCAGCGCTCGGAGAAGTATCAACCCCAGTCCCGGAATCCATTGCCTGATTCGCCAAAGAATCGTCGGTTTCAGAAGTCAATTTCTGAATAATCGGCGTATTTGATACAATACCCGGCCCGCCAAGTAAAGCTGTGTCGAGCGTAACTAGAGGACGGACAACGTCGCGTTCCTCTAACTCTAAAAGATAATTCGTGACAATCGTCGGAATGGCTTCCGTCAATGTCGTGGTGGTGGTTTCATTTGCCATCTAAAATCCTTTCGTTAATATAGTCGGGAAATCCCTGCCGCTGATAAATTCCCTTTCATTTTTTGTTTTATCTCTGCCGCTTTTTTGAAGTCATTGGCGAATATCGCCTTTTGGTACTGCTCGTTCAGGTCCGTAAGCGTATCGGTCCCTGCCGCTGGTGCCGGAGGTAAACCACCCGGACCGCTAGGCCCAGATTTCTGCGTTGCTTTAACAAGATACGGCCGCGCGGTAAGAAACTGTTTAACTCCGTCCGCAATCGGCAACATTACTTCAATACCGTTTGCGTCTTTACCTTTAATAAGGACGTTCCCTTCCTGGACAACCGCGTTGCCTTTAAGCATGGCAAGCGCCTCGTCAACATACCCGCCCTGCGCCATAATCTCAGATGTCAAAGAATGAGAAATGTTTAAGTCCGCTATTAAAGTATCTTTACTTTTTACAACCCCCTGTAAATCAGTTATCTGTTTTTCAAGCCCTAGCTTTGCCTGTTCATAATTCTTCTGTGCTTCAAGTTCTTTCTGCTTCTGCGCCTCGGCATTAACTTCGTGTTCACGCTTGAACTTTGCGAGTTCATCATAATCGGCATATTTCGACCGTTCTCGCGCAACACGATCCTGCACAATACGGTCAACAATTTGCTGTTGTTCAGCACTAAACTTTACTTCTGCCGGAGGTGTAGGTGGTGCCGGCGGTGCTGACGGAACTTCCCCACGATTATTCAGAAAGAACAAAAAATTGATTTTACGATTGTGATTCATTACTTCCCCCATTCTTACCCGCCTGGTTGGCGTTCTGTTTAAATAAAGTCAATCTATTACTTATCCTTGCTCCGGGTGTTTCTATTTGTTCATTCTTCTCCGGGGCTGCGGTCATATTGGATATTAACTCTTTTATTTTTTCTTCCGGCATACGCGGAAACCGTTTTTTGATAATTGATTCCTTAATCGTATCATTAAACATTTTTCCGAGATTCAGTTTAAATAACTTTTCAGCTTCGTCTAAATCTTCATTCAAACTCTTGACGCTGAACTCCGTCGGATATTGAACGCTTCCGTCAAAATCTTTTCCTTCCCACTTAGCGAACATTGACCATAACTTCATTTCGCCATCTTCCATGTTCGACGCTTTTTTACTTAACGCACTGTTGGTCTGGTTGAAATCCCATGCCTTTGAAACACCGGATTGCTGTACCGCTGTCTGGCCATCAAAAGAAGCTGTCCCGCCTTCGAGTTTCGCAATCTGAAACATCTTAGATATTTGCCTGTCAATATGCTGGAAATATACTTCCGCATTTGACGACGGAGGACTTACGTAAACAGGTGTCGCGCGTTCGGGAGGATAAAGCAAGCCAAGACTTGTACCTATTGATAACTCATTATATTCGTCGCTTGTCCCTTGTACGGCAAGAAACGCAAACGTCTGGTCCCTTAATATCTGGTGCAACTCTGAACATGAGTTATATACATTGCGGGCGATAAACGCTATGTCGGCAAGAAAACTTGTTCCAAAGAAGTTTCGGTATCGTTTACTTTTCTTGTCGAAAATACAAACAAGATTGACCTCTCCGAGCGGGTTGGTCCCATTATAAACTTGTTCATACTTGGAATTAAAAACAAACCATTCGTCCCGCGTGATTAAGATGTATCTTTCTTCCGCCACCTTCTCTTTATCATAATTCTG